TACATTGAATTCTTCACCAATTAAATAGTCGTTCCATTTTCCGAAGAATACATCTGTTGTTGCTCCACTAGTTCTTACTTGATTAGAAATAAGTACTTTGTGTCCTAACATAGTTCCTCTTTCAGAAAGTTCGTTATTAATAAATCCTTCCCCTGCATATTTTTCGTCACAAAGGTTTTCCCAAGTATCCCAACCAAATACCCAACCAACACTTGCGTCAGACATATTGACATTTGTTTTACCTAGTAATTTTTTGATTTCAAAGAATTTACTTCTTGTAGGTACTGCTGAGATTGTATCTGTTTGGATATCAGGTGTGTTACTGATTCCTAGAGGTGCATCTTCTCCACCAGTTCCATAAAGTGCTGCATAGTCCATTGCTTGAACCATTGCTTCCATCATATCATTAAGAACGATACGGTCTGCGTAATAAGAGTTTGTTCTTAAGATATCATTACTAATAGCTGTTAAAGCCATTAATTTCTTAGAACTTAGTCTTACTCTACCAAGTGTAATGTTAGTGAATGCTGCTGCTCCACCTTCAGGAATATATTGCGCTGTTAATCCACCGATTAACTTGTTAATGCTAATATTTCCTTTTTCCATAGGGATAATTGTTGCTCCCATTTGTTTAACAACTGTTTTGTTATAAAGTAATTCGATAAATTCATCTGAATAGATTTCAGGTACTAATAATCCACCGTCTCCATCTTGTGTTAATGCTTTGTCTAACTTAGCGATGAATTGTGTGTCTTTAGCATAACCTTTTCTTAAGAAATCTTCTTGGAATTTTCCAGCATTAGCTGCTGCCTTGCTATTACCAGCTAAGATTTCACGTTGAACAAATAAAGCCGCTTTAGCAAAACGTGCGAACATAATACCTTTTTCACTACTTCTATTGTGACGGTTAGTATTTTCTTCTTCCTTAACTGCTAAAAGTTGACTATAATTTTTACCCTTCATTGTTTTCTCAACTGCTACATCAACAAGAACTTGAAGTTTTTCTAATACATCTTTTTCGATTGCCATTTTATTAAGTCCTCCTATATTTTTTGTGTAAATAATTACTCAGTATCTTCTGTAATACCAAGCGCTTTTGCGATTTTTGCAAATAATTTTTCCTCAACTGATGGTTCCGTATCAGCTTTTGGTACTATATCTTTTAATTCTTTTGCAACCATAATTTTTGAAACTAACTCAGTTAAACTATCTAGTTTAGTAGTTAAATCACTAACTTGTTTAAGTAAGTCTGCCTTTTCCTTAGCTTCTAATGCCTTTTGTGCTTCAACTCTTTCTGCTTCTTTTAAAATTTCAGCTGCTTCATCTGTTAATCTTTTTTCTTCAACCATTCTATCGTTTTCGGCTTTTTCATCAGCTAATCTTTTTTCTTCGATTGCCGTTTCATTTGCCAATGCTTCATCAGCTAATCTTTTAGTTTCAATTGCTTCATCTTCTAAACGTTTAGTTTCAATAGCTAAATCTGAGACTCTTTTTTCTTCAGCTAATTCTAAATCTGTTTTTGTAAGTGCCAATTCGTCCGCCTCCTTTTTCTCTGCGTCTAATATTACTTCAATTGCTTTAATAATAGATTTAAACATTCCTTCTTGTTTTAATCTATCTACATCTCCTCTATCAAATAAACCTTTTGTCATACCGTTCATTATAAGAGCATCTGGGTTTGCTGGTACTGTGACTGCAGATAATTCCAAAAGTTCGTTTTCTAATAAAACGTATTGGTCTTTCTTTTCGTCATATTCCCAATCTAAAACCATGAATCCAACGCTTGTTGCGTTTAAGAAACCACTGTTAAATAGTTTATACACAGTTGCTGCGAATACATATTCTTCAACTGCAAACTTAATTAAAAATTCTAACCTTTTTTCTTTCTTGTTAACTTTGACCTCAATAGCTTTACCTATTGGTAATTGTCTGTGGTCATGTCCCCATAAGAAAACTGGATTTGCTTTATAAGCGTCTAATTTCCATCCGTCCGATTTTACAACATCACCGTGTCTGTCTTCTGTTTCGCTACTACCAACAAACTTTAGGGTGTATTCCTTGTCTGATACGGAAACGGCTTTTACTATTAATGGATAACTTTCCCCTTTACGAAGTTCGTTATACCTTTTTGGTGCTTTTGCCATCGTCGTTACCTCCATCTGTACTACCACTAGCTTGTTGTAGGGCTAACTGCTCTGCTAACGGTGCATTTATATTTATAACCATTTTATTACTAGGAATAATTAAACAACCGCTTAGCTCCTCGTTAAATGGTGTTAAATCATGTTTCATAAGTTTACCAAGTCCAACTCTGTATTCTCCAAGAGTTAAGCCACCACGTTCAAATCCTTCGTTGATAACTTTTAATTGGAACTCATCATTGTCTTCTTCTTTACGTTCAAATATAAATACTAAGTTTTCTGAACCTTTATATTTCTTAAGTAATTGCCAAGTTATAGCTTCTTCAAACTCAATAAACATTGGGTTTAAAACTTCGTTACGGTAAATGTCACGTGCTGCTACAACTGTTGCTTTATTACTATTTTCAACGTTCCCCATAATTTCTGGTGGTATACCGAAGAATTGACCAACTAAATCTCTGTAAAATTTACGTGATTCAATGAAGTCCATTTCCCTATTCGATGTATTTAGTAATTGTATCTTAGCGTCCCAGTTAAGGAATGCTGCTCTACTGCTATTAACGAATCCACCAAATTTTTGAAACCACTTTCTCTCTGATTTCTCGATTTCTTCATCTGATGCTTCTTCTGGTGCAGTAATTACTAAGTTTGGTGTTGCATCGTTATAGAAAAACGTTTTAGCATATTTAGCCATGAATTCATCTGTATCAATTTCATCTGCTAATGCTTCAACTCTACCTATCCCACGACCTGCTGGGTCTACTGGGTTTGGATTCTTTCTGTAAAACATATCTTCTGGAGAAACGTTTAAAGTTAATCCGTTAGGTACTTTTACAACAAAACTTGTTGAATCTGCTGATGGTAATGTAACCCAGTTAGGTGGAACGAAGATTAATTTTCCAGGCTCTCCCTCTAAATTACGTTCTATAATACCGAATGCCTCACCTTTTACTAAGTAAAATATTTGGCACAAGTATAAGTTATTAGTTCCTGTTATATTAAAGTTTTCATTTGGTTGATAAAGTAAATCTAATAATGGGTGGTCTATTTGTTCCTTGACTACTCCGTTTTTCTGCATCTTTACAACTTTACCCTTTGTTGTTGCTATATCAATAGCAAGTTTAGATACTGGACTAAGTCTTGGACTTTCGTTAAAACGTTTTAGCCACTCTTTAGCGTTACGAGCTGGTGGTTTGGCACGTTTTGATACGAGATATTTACTTAAAGCTCCTTTACTTTTTAAAGATTTATTTAGAAGTCCAAATGTAGCTTCTAAAGGTAATGATAAAAGTCCTCTTCCCAAGAATATCCCTCCTTTTGTTATTATTTTGTGTAATCATGTTAAAAAACCTTCATTCTTTTTCTTTTTTTAGATGATTCAACATAAATACGTCTTAACCCAGTAGAGAATGAATCGGAAAAGTCATCATGTTGTACATTAGGGAATTTTGCTAATTCTTCTAATGCATCAGGTAACCAGATAAACTTACTCATTGCTTCACTAGTATCTAAGCTAGGAACTAAAACATTTCCAGCTTCCATAAATGTTGTGACAGAAGTCATCCTTGTTACTTTGTCTTCCACTGGTGTAATAGGAATAATTCCAGGAATTTTCAACTGAAGTACCTCCATAATAGCAGGTCCATTAGCCTTGTCTTCAATAATTATCTCTATTGGTACGTTTGCTTTTTCCTTAAATAATATAAACGACCATTTATCTTTAAGGTCATTTACCGCTTCTAATGTTTCGATAAAACCTATTTGTTTTTCATATTTGTCTATAAGATAAGTAGTTACAAAGTCTGTTAGAAAAACACTACAAGCAACATTATCTGCTCCAATCTTTTCCTTAAAGTTCATATCCCAAGACATAACTATTTTGTACTTACCTTTTCTCTTAGTCATTAATTCCTTATTATATATAGGTAAGTTTGACCATCTTCTAAACCACCCAGTATTAATTAAAAATCCTCCAGGAGGTGTTGGGTCTTGTAAGAACTGTGCATTGTATGTTCGTGTACCTTGTTCCTTCTTAATCATCTTTATCCATTTTTGGGACATACGATTAGGCCAAAGTACCGTTCCAGCCTTAAACGAATATATATCTCCTGAAATAGGACCTACATAAAATCTATCTACAGCTGTTTCAGACGGTAATGTAATTGTTTTGTAATGGTCGTAATTCTCCATAATAAAACCACTAACGTCATTGTAATGTAATCGTTGTTGTATATTAACTATAACTCCTTTATCAAAGTCATTTAACCTTGTAGGCAATGTTTGTCTAAAAAAGTTTATTGCTGATTTTCTATCTGCTTCTGATTCTGCTTGTTTTGGATTTTGTAAATCCGTATTTTCCATTGTTTCTAATGGTACTGACTATATCATCAACATTGCTGTTGCTATGCGCTTCCAGTAGTATTAATCTCTACTGTACTTCCTTTCGGAATAGTCGATAGACCTTTATGAAGTTTTGTATTGGAATTTTAAATCGTCTTTTAATATATTGTTTTTTCTTATAGAAGCATAAAGTGGTGTATTTTTTCTTTTGTATTCGTATTTATGTTCTTTCCACCTTTTTTCTATATCATTACTTTTACCAATATATTTTTTTCCTGTAATGTTATTTTCAATTACATAAATTCCAATCATTTTATTCTCCATACTTGGCACGGGATTGCCTGTATTTTAAATACTAAGGTTTCCCCGTTAGCCCTTACTTATTTTTTGTTTGTGTAAGGACACCGTTTTTATTTACGTTCACATAGTTATTCGAATACTATTTCTAGTATAAGGGACAATTTTACAATCTTTAATATTTATTGTGGAGTGACCAAAAACAAGCTATCGCTTATCCAACAAAATAATGTCTCCACCTTTACCAGTAAGTGTTCCTCCGATAGATGTACTGAACATACTTCCTTGTTTTGTGTTCTCAAATGAAGTCTTTGTGTTCTGTTCGTCCTTTAAACTTATTCTATCGCCCCAATGCTTTTGATACCATTCACTTTCTATAATTTCACGTCTTTTTTGGTTCAAACTCATCGATAAATCCTTAGCATAAGAAACAGTAATTAATTTCTTAGTAGGATTGTGTATCCATACCCAACAAGGGAAAAATACATTAATAAGTAACGACTTCATAGTACGTGGTGGTATGTTAATGTTAACTCTCGCGCTAAATGTATTTTCTTTTAGGTTGTCTATGTATTCTTGTGGGTACTCTTCTAAAAGTAATTCTTCAATATCATCTATCACTAACATAAGTAATTCTTCTTCTAAGTAGTGTAAATGCCAGTTATCTTTAAAGGTAATTCCAGGCTCAATAATTTTCCAGGCTTGTTTTGTAAAGTCAATTAAACTTTTTTCAGCCAGTATCGCTTCTGCATACTCTTTAAAAACTTCTGAATCTACTATTTCCTTAGTTTCAAACTTATTCTCCTTCTTTTGCTTTATCTCGCTCATCTAATAACTTCCTTAGCTCTTTTTTGGTAAGTTCTCTTACGGCTTCTATTGTTACACCGCCTATTTGTCCATTACCATCATAGTCTTTTTTGTAAGTTGCTGGTTTTAGTACTGGTAAAACCATTTTAGCTGCTGGTACACTACCTCTAGCATATTTCTTTAAGGTAACTACACGCCCAGTTTTTGTTAAAGCATCCTCTTCGTATGTGTAACCAGTTGCTTCCTTAAACATTGAATCTTCAATTTTATCACCAAGTAACGTTGTTCCCATATCCCAAGCATCCTTAAGTTCAGGAATTGCTAATCTATATTTGTAAAACGTCGAAGGACAAATATCTAATAAAAACGCTACTTGACTAGCGCCTTTTCCTTCGTGTCTCCACTTAATAATGTCACTAAGGTAAGGTTCTACTTTTCTAGTATAAATAATTGTGTGTTTAGTTTCCGTTTCTTTTTCTAACATTTTACTAACATCTACGTCAATTATAATCTCTTGTTTAGTAGCAACGTCAATTACTTGGCTTTCTTCACTAACAATAGCCATTTGTAACTCACCCTCCCCTCTCTTCACAGATATACCTGTGATTACTTAGGTATATTATACCATAAATTTTTCTCAATGTAAAGAGATAGAATAATTTATTTTGACTTATTTGTCCATTTTACCTATTTTACCATTGTTTTCTAGTATTAAAGTAGGTAATTGGGTATTAAGTACTATAAGTAATACTATGGTCCATCGTACGGTGGAGGGGGTCCATCGTACGGTGGAGGGGGGTAATGTTTATTATTGGGGTTTTACAAATTAACCTATTTACTTTTGAGAGCAAATATGTTAGTATATTTACATAGTTTAGTTTTGTAGGTAAATAGGGGGATATATGAACTTTTTAGTAAAATGCAAAAACAAAGATTGTGCTAAATACATTCTAGTAGATAGTATGACTGTTTTTGAGAACTTAATTTTTAGTGAGATGGCTAAAATTATTACTTGTCCTGTGTGCGGCGCTAAGACTATGTTAACGTTAGAAATAAAATTAGTAGAGGGAGATAAATAGAATGATAGACAGTAAAATTAGAACTGGTAAAAAACTATTGGTTACGTATACCAACGGTAAGGGAGTACAAATAACAATGAAAATAAGAGAAGTTAAGTTAGAACAACTTAGGGCTAGAGAGGGAATTACCATTATATCGGTAAGAGACGAAGTTAATGATAAATAAAATTAGACATCTATTTTGGAAGTTAGTGCTTTTTAACACTTACATCAAATCTAAGGATAAAACAAAAAACCTATTATTTACAAATACGTTGAATATGATACGGTTACAATATTTCGCTAAGGCAAAAGCCCAAGAATGGACTTATGAAAGCGATAAACTATGGGGTTTAGTAAATAGAGTTGCTTCACCAGCATTTTCAGTAGAGTTAACTGCTGGAGACTGTGATGACTACGCTAGTGCTATATTAGGACAGTATGAAGATACAGATAATGCTTATCTTTTAACTTACTTTTGTAAACCACTAATAAAATCACACACTGTGCCTGTATTTAAGCATATGGGTAAAATAGTTACATTTAACTGGGGTAAGGTGTATACCGTTAGTTCAGTTAAGGAATTAATTAAGTTATATGAAAAAATGTATCAAGTTAAAATAAAAGATTATCATTTTGCTAAATGGAACGACGATAAACATAGATATGTGTTAAAAAAATTCCGTGGCTAAAACATATACAACTAAACAACTTGAAAGTTTAATTTTTCATAAATACTTTATTAACTATTCTAATAGATGTGCCTTTGAGGTACACTTTACAGATTACACTCATAAACAAGTAAGTAAGGTAATAAAAGGGAGAATAGATTTTGTCGCAGTGGATAAAGATGGTGTTTTTACCTTTATAGAAATAAAGCAGAGCTTATCTGATTTCAAAAGTACAACTGGACACAATTTCTACGGTGATAAAAATTATTACGCTATGACACGGGAACTATTCGAAAAGGTAAAAGATAAAATACCTAAAGGAATAGGTGTGATGGTTAGAGATGAAAACGACTACACAGAGAACTTAGGCTTTAAAGAGTTCAAAATGGTAGTAGTTAAACGTTGCGGTAAGATACAATATAAGATGACCGTAAAAAAACGTGCTCAATTAAGAACAGATATGTTTACAGCTTGTAATTCCACAATAAATAGATTACTACGTGAATACAGATGTGAAATAACAGATGAAGATAAAGTAGCAAAAATCTACGCGAGAGGGTTAACACAAAATGTATGATTATGATTATATAGTTATGAAATTAAAGAAAAGTATACTTATTTCAATAAATGCCTTTATCAACGAGAATTTCGGTTCTAATGTAGATAAAGAAGAATTAGTAGATATATTAATAGACTTATTAGAAAAGGAAGGGTTAAAATAATGGCAAAGATAGAAAAACCAGTACCAAAAAAAACAGAAGAAACAATTATATTAGAAAAATTACAAAATGAACTTGTTACTTTGGAAAAAGAAAAAATTGTTTTTATTATACCAGAGTCTGATAACGAAAATTTAGCGTTAAAGCGTAAGCAAGTTAAGAAAGCAATTAAAGCTATTGCTGACAAACAGTTAATTAGATACTTGTATAAACAAAATACTAGTAGTACTTCTCAAAAAGAAATTGAGAGACTAATTATTACCTATGGTTATAGAAGACTTTATGCATTACTAAGATTAGTTTTATCGACATTAAATGAAAACATAATTAAAATGATTGCAAAAGGTAAAAAATAATGTTAACACTTATGCGTGCTTACGAATCGTTTAAGGGTAGTGAGCGTTTTTTACTTGAAACAATTAACCGTGTTAATGGTGACGGAGTTAAAGATTTAAGGAATTATGTATTTTCTTTATATAATACAGATAAGTTCCTTGATGAACGTAATGTAGCAAGTATGAGTACGAGGAAAGACTTATTATTTGATGAAAACAAACTTTATGTTGTTTTAGACTGTGTACTTCAAGTACCAAAGCCAGTAGGCTCACTTCCAACGGGCTGGAGACACCCACAGTTTAGTAATAATCAAATGGAAATAAGAGTAGAGTTAACGGCACAACTTTACAGCGATTACGTATTATGGAGCAAGCGCAAGTTAGAATCTCAATCAGGTAGTACTTTATAATTGAAGATTACTTTTTTGAAGAAAAATGTTTGAAGAAAAAAAAGAGGAAATAACGATGATAATTTATATTAATGTACCAAATGAACTATTCGTTTCTATGGACGTAACGAAGGACATGATAAAACTAGACCACCTGTCATACATTACTGGTGGTGGAACACAGGAATATTGGCAAGTACGCCTACTTAAGAATTTTATGGGGGAAAGTCACAAAGTAACTATTTATACCAGTTACGACCAAGCGGAAGCAGAGGACTGGTACAACAACTTATTAAGTAGTATCCTGGCGACAATAAAAGAGAGACGCTTAGAGAAACTATATATAGAGAATACTATAGATACTAGTACCTTTGAGGACTTTATGAGTAGTAAAGAAATAGATTGGACAAAATTTGGACAAAGTGATTTTGAAGTAGGACTTGACTTTGGAGACCTAGATAACTGTGCATACACGTTAACTATTGGGCCTAACCTATTTGACGGTAACTATTTCGAAGGATTCACAATTAATCAAGAAACTGGAAAAGAACAATTTGACAATTACTTCGAGGGTTTAAAAGTTCCAGACCCTAAGCCTAAATGTAAGCCAATGACTAGTAAGGAATTCTTAGAGTCTTTAAAGAAGAAAGTAAGCAGTCCTGAGATTGAGGCGTTATTAGCTAACTTTCATAAATCGGTAAACGAACTAGTTGTTAAGATTAAGGCTAACACACCTAAATAATGCTTGATACAATAGCAAACTTAAACGCTATATTAAACCCCAGTTCAGACGCATTAGTTTTTCTAAGTAATAGTATGGATGCCTTTAGAGAATTCATGGCTAAACGTCCCGAAGGAGATTGGAGTGTTAATCATTGTGGCATAGCTAAGAGTACTGGTAGCCCTAAGATATACTACTTTATGAGGCCTGGAGTGCCTATACTGGGCTTGGTAATCTGTGGTTACATCATAGACCCGCACTGTTTCTACTTCGAGGGTTAGTAACACAAAAAAATTATATAAAAATTATAAGGACGCTTTTGGTAACTCAAGGGTGTCCTTTTTTTCAATTGTGTTCTAAATTCTTTACCGAGTAGTAACCCAGTAGATTCCGTTTGCGCGGTAGGACAACCCTTTTAGTAGTGTATATCTAGGTTTATTTAACCCACTTACAGAGTATTACTCTAATAGTAAACTTGGTGACACCCTTTTTTACTTGTTACTGTTGTGCTCCGTTTATCCCTGTATCTAGGGCATATCTAGACGTAGTAGGGGTCAAAAAAATTGGACAGTAATCAAGAGGGGGGTATGGTATTATATAAAAAAAGTGAAAAAGGTAACCACGTGAACGGCTCATTTGAAAATGCACATATAATATAACGTGTAAAAACTTGTTTTAAGGTACTATAATATATATAGGTAATAATAACCACCATTTTAAATAAAACGTTAACACGGGACAATTTAAGGGGGTTATATAGTATGTATACAGGTATACACACCCCAACACATACACCATCAAAATATACCCCTATATATACATAAATACGCAAAACTTAAATATATTACATTTTTTTAATGTTTTTTTTAATGTGTTTAAACCCCTATTTATACACGTTTAAACTATAACAAAAAAAAGTATTTTATTTATTTTAACAATAAGTGTATACATTTTTTGTTTTATGTGTTATACTATATTTAGTTAGTTAACAACCCACCAATTTAGGGGGTTAACGTTACTAACTTATAAGGGGTTATATATTATGGCTACTAAAAACACTAACAGTAACAAAGTATTAAAAGTTAACACAAACGTAGTAAAGGTATTAATGGGGGGTACAGTAAAAAACGGTACAATGTGTATAAAACGTATATTACATAATTACATTAAAAGTAATAAAATAGGTTTTAACAATACAGTAGGTAAGCCACAAATTAAAAAAGGTACTACACAAACACACATAAACCAAATACAAAAAATTATTAAAACACAATTAAATTTATTTACTACACAAACCCACCCAAACAAATACGGTTTAACACCTAACCAAATAACTAAGGTTAAAAACCAATTAATTACACACACAGTAAAATATTTAGGTTAACAAGTAACACAGTTAGGGGGGTTTTAAAACCCCCTTACACTGTATTATATACCATATAAAAGGGGGATTAAATGTTAACATTAATAAGGTTATTACTTAAAATTATATTACACTAAAATTAAATATAACTACCCCATCCATAACGGTAAAATGGGGTAGTTTTTTTTACACATTAACCACACATGAACCACACAAAGTCAACACATAAACAACACATTAGCCCCACATAAACAACACATTTCCAACACAATTCACACACAT